AAACAATGAAGTAATGAAAATGCCTGTTTATATTGCTTATCCTGTTTCCGCTTTTTTTTTGAACAAATTGCAAGTTTCAGTGCAAAAACAGCGGGAGGAAATGAAAGTTACTCCGAGCTTGAAACCCGCGCTGGAATTAAAGAGCTGGAAAAGTTTGGTAAGTTCGGCACGGTTTATTCGCTCTCAGAGGGCAATCCGCTAATGTATAGCGCTGTTTTAGACTTATCAATGTATGAAGTTAATTTAACTTTTAAAATGCGCTCAGAGCTAAGGAAATTTAATAAGCGGTATGAAAAATTAATTATGTCTGAACACGAACGTAAACACAAAAAATAAAATGAGAATAATTGAAATATTAAAAAGTTGTTCAAACCCAATTATGGGTGCAGGTTACTTTTACTCGGGCCCAAAATGGTTGCAAAATGTTCAAGCTGATAAGGTTAATTTGCCTTGCGTCTTTATGGATCAGCCAATAGATTTTAAATTTATTCGGGATTCAAGATTTGCTCAGATTAAAGAACAATATTCCCCTATTATTTTATTTTGTGATAAATCACAGCCAGAATTTACACAGGAGCAGCACAATGAAATAATTGAAACAAGGAGATTAATTGCAAATCAATTTATAACTAATTTAATTTCCCATCCAGAAGTTTTTGAAGTTTATGAAGTTTCTTTAAATGACACTTTTAATTTCTTAGATCAAAATTTAACGGGGGTTATTTTGCAATTTCAAGTTAAATTAAAAGCTGAGGAGGGAATTTGCGCACAGGCTCCATTTTATTATTCGAATCCGGTAATTGAATCGGTTAGTAGCGATACTTTTATTCAGGGCGAAACAACGGAATTTCAGATTTTGGGAAGTGGTTTTGTTGACGGGGCAAATGTTTTAATTAACGGCGAATTAATTACAATTAATTTAATTCAATTTAATTCGGAAACAGATATTTTATTAAATATAACAATTGATAATGCAGCCTTAACCGGAACGCGCTCAATAACAATTATTAACCCCGATTCGATGCAATTTACTTTAGAAAATTGTTTAACTATTAGAACCGCTTCAAATGAGTTTATCCCTTGACAAAAAAACATTAGAGGAATTTGATAAAAAGTTAATTCAGGACTTACGTGAAAGTTTAGATGCTGCTGGAACAACTGCAAGCGGAAAAACAAAAAAAAGTTTGTATTCAGTAACGGGCCCGGATTCTTATAAACTTTGGGGCCGGCCTTTTATTTATGGGCTTGAATATGGACGGAAGCCTACAGAGGGAGGGGGTAATGGAAGTTTAAAAGGAATTATTTTAAAATGGATAAATGATAAGGGAATTATTCCAAGAGATAAAATTTCAAAGAAAACTTTGGCATTTTTAATTGCGCGTAAAATTCATCAGGAGGGGGATTTATTACACAGAACAAATCAAAACTTTAGAAAAATGAATAAACCTACAGGGATAATTAATTCAGTTATCAATGATGGGAGAATTAAGCAATTAAGTAAAAGGTTAATTTTGGATTTTGTAAAGAGCGCAAAAACAGAAATCTATGGCAACGGAAATAACAAATAATATAAAATCTTATTTTTATCAAAAAGGATTTAGGGTTTCGGTTGATTTTGTTCAATCAACATTTAACCCCGCTTTTTATCAATTTATTTTTGAGGGGGATGCAGTTTTAAATGAGGGGGATAAAATTGTTTTAATTTATGGAACAACCGTTATTAGCGGTTTTATAATTAATATTTCGGGAACTAATTTTACTATTAATACAATACCTTTTAATATATTTTTGCCCCCTACATTTTCAAGTTTAATTGTTTTGCCACCATCGGCGGGAGGCCTTGAATTAGAGTGCAATCACGTTGCCGCTTTTAATCCTGTGGTAATTGATATTCAAAGACAAGATTTTGTTTTTAATTTATACGTTCCGGGTGGAGCAAATTATTATGTTTTTGATGCGGGTGCGGATGCTTCTCAATTTGTTGTTAATACTTTTATTCAAATAACTTATTTTCAAGACGTGCCAAATTGGTTTCCAAGGGTAAATATTGTTTCGAAAGTTGGAACTATTATTCGTTTACAACTAAATGAAATTCCTGGCTTACCTACCCCGGCAATTGGTTTTAATCTTGAATCTCGATTAAACTTTTATGCAGTTTTAAGAATTACTGAAAATGTTACAAATTCAATTTATAGAGATTTAAGATTTACTCCAAATCAATACGGAAATATTCGAGCTGAAATTTCGGGAGCTTTAAGAAGTTTTTTAAATTTAAATTATACTGAGCCAACATCAGAAACTGAAATATTAACTAACGAAACAAATTTATCAATTGGATTTTATTTTTCTATTCTTGAAGTTTGGATAGGAAGCTCAAATAGCTTTCCTCCGGGCGGCGAAATTAATTATTGCATCGGTGGGGCATTTCAGATAGGTGATCCAAACAATGGTTACTATAATAAATATTTAGGAAATACAGAGGGAAGTTTTGTTTATCCTGAAGATATGCCGCAATGGTTGACGCAATTTGAAAAACCAACGTACTTTCCGGGCTTTCCTTTTACCATTTCTTTTTTAGGAAATGAGTATATGAATGCAGGATATGAAGATTACTTTGTTAGATATAAAATAACTCAAGCAAACGGGAATATTGTTCAATATGACTCACCTAATTTTGTTTATAGTGATTTTGTTTGCGTAGCAAAATTAAATGTTTTTGAAATAGTTCAATCCGCTTTCGAATCGGGTGAACTTGAAAAGGCAAAAACAATTTTATTTAGATTCGGTAGAATTGAAAGCGGTTTGTTTTTGGATGCTTTTGCGCCTATTACATTTAACGTTAAGCGCCCTTTAGAGCAATCCTGTAACACTTTTTACGTTCGGTGGCTTAATACCTTAGGCGGTTGGGATTATTGGTTATTTGAGCACAAAATCTATGAAGCATTAAAAGTTGAAAATGGAAATAATTATGAAAGTTATTTTGATAGCATTTCGGGGATTTCTGATTTTGAAAATGTAACTTTTAAAAATGTTTCTCCCGCTGTTCAGGTTGGATCAAATACACTTACAAAAAATGAGGCCGAGGGTTTAAAGATTTTAGCAACGTCTCCAAAAGTTTATTGGTATAATGAGGAAATTTCCAAATGGATAGGGGTTATTGTTGAGCCTGGTACATTTAATATCCGTTCAACAAAAGAGGAATATTTTAATGTTGAATTAACTATTGTTAAACCGAAATACTTTAATCAATTTGCCTAATGAATCAAAACATTAAAATAGGCGAAACGCCTTTAGATTTAGATTCGGGAACAGTTATTTCGACTACAAAACGCGTTGCAAATATTGGAACTTTAGAGCGGCAAAGTAGTTTTACAAATAAACTTAATTTACCTGCAACGGCTAAAAATTTAGCTGCAATTGGAATGGTTCAGGGTAATGATAATTCCACAAAAAAATATGTTAAACAATTAGGCTCAGTTTTATCAAATGGAATTGAGGTAATGAATACCGCACAATTTAGTTTTGAAAGTTTGTCGGATCGCTTAGAAGTTTTAATTAATTCCGATAATGCTATTTTCTATGATGCTATAAATAAATTAAATCTTCGTGAATTAGATTTAAGTGTATTGGATCATAAATGGAATAAAACTGAAATTGTAAATTCAATAGGAAATGTTTTTTCAGATGGTTTTATTTATACAATTTTAAACACAGGAAATCAAAGCATTTCTAATAATTCAGTTCAATGTGAGGGGTTAATTCCTTTAGTTTTTGCAAAGTATTTATTTGATAAAATTGGGCTTTATTTTGGCTATACTTTCACAGGCACTTTTTGGAATAATTCATTTTTTGAAAAACTTTTAATTCCTGTAATTGGGTGCAATGTTGGCGGGAGAAATATTTATGAATTGCAATTACAAGCAATTAAAAACACTAATCAAAGTTTAGGAGGGGTTTATAATACTTTTACGCGCGTAACTCCTTATGACACTCTATTAGACCCGTATTATTCAACTTTTACAGATAAATGGGGATGCTGGAGTACAAACAAATATGTTATTTTAATTCCGGGCGAATATGTTTTTAAATTAGATTTTCAGAGTGATATAGTAAAAGCAAATCCGGGTGATGCAAACAATTTAGTTCAGGCAAGCTTCCGGGCTCGATGCGTTCAAATTATAGGAGGGGTTTCAACTATTTTAGCAGAGCAAACAATTACACAAACTACGGTTGGGCCTTTTGACAATTCAATTACTTTGAATGTTTCTTTTGACCAATTTTTAACTCAAACTCAAGCTCCAGAAGTTTTTGTTTATTTAGAAATGTCTCAGCGCCTTGATTCCTCATTACCGCCCCCGACTTATTACAATACTTTGCTTACTTTAGATTCTGCAAAAATAACGGTTGTTAGTATTAATAACGCCCCTGTTTCTCATTTTAACCGCTTATTTAATATTCAGGAAAGTTTACCCGAATGGACGTGCGGCAAGTTATTTAAAGAGGTTTGTAATTTAGCGGGTGTTATTCCAATTGTGGATGAGGGGAAAAAAGAAATTCGTTTAATGATGATAAATGAATTAAATGATAATAAACCAATTGCAAAAAATTGGCAAAGTAAAATTGATTTAGCAAACGACGTTGTTTATACTTTTAAAATTCCGGGATACGCGCAAAAAATGAATTTCCAATATTTGCCAGATACCCTTTATGGATATTCAATTAATGTTTTAAATCAAAGCTTGCCAAAAGAAATTAGCTATATTAAATCAGAATTTAATTACACTTTTTATTCTCGGATTTTAGGCAAAACATTTAATACTGTTTTAATTAATATTTGGAATAGTGAAATTTCAAGAATTGAATTTGATGATAAACCAAGGATTTTATTTTTATTTACTGAAAACACTCCTGTTATTTATACCGCGCCAAATGAGGGAAATACAACGCAAACAACAGGAATTCCATTTGCTGGATTTCACAAACAAACTTTTTTAAGTATTAATTTAGAGTGGAAATATTTATACGAAACATTTTACAGAAGTTTAATTCAAGGAATAACAAATAATATTTTAAAAATTGAATTAGATTTTCGCCTAACAGAATTTGATATTCAGGATTTTGATTTTTCTATTCCTGTTTATTTGGAAAATCCCTCGGGGTATTATTACGTTCAGGAAATAAAAGATTTTACAAGCTCTAAAGAAAGCACCTCTGTTGAATTATTGCGAATTGGATAATTAAAAAAAACATTTAGAAATCATGGCAGAAACTCAAACTTTAATTTTAGATATTCAATTTAAATCAGAGGACGTAATTAAAAAAACCGCTGAATTAAAAAATCAGGTTGAGGGGTTAAAAAAACAAAATAAGGATTTATTAGCGGATGAAAAGTTTATTTCAGAGGCCTATATTAAAACTGCTACAGATATTAAATTTTTAACAAAAGAAATTGCAAATAATGAAAGGCAATTATTAGTTCAAGCTCAAGCCGTAAATGCAAATAAGGGAAGCTATGAGCAGTTGTTAAGAAACTTTCAATTAGCCGAAGTTGAATTAAAAAACTTGACAGGAACTATGCAGCAAAATGCTGATGGAACGTTTCAAGTTACTGAGGCATATTTTGAAGCGCGGAAACAAGTTGAAGCCGCTAAAAAGGGGATATTAGATTTTAATGCCGGGATACTTGTTGGAAATCAAAATGTCGGTAATTATGGAAATACAATTGAGGAGATGCGCAGAAATTTATCTGATCTCCAAAAAGTAATTCAAACAACCGATGTTAACTCAGTTCAGTTTAAGGAGGCAAAGGATCAAGCGGATAATTTAGGTTTAGCAATTGGGCAGCTTGAGGGGAAGCTTGACGAGTTTGGAAATAAGGAGCCAAAAAATCCAGCAAAAAGAACTTTCGAGGATACTATTGCAACGGCAGGTGCGGCGGCTTCCGCCTCTGAATTAGTTACTTTGGCTTTCGGGGAAAATAAAAACGTTACTGAGGCCATGGCAGCAAGTGTAAAATCACTTGCAATAGGGCAACAGATAGCAAATATTGTTAAGGAAAAGGGAGCAATTATCGATACCTTTTCAATGATCTCACAAAAAAGTTTAATTGCGGGAAATGCTATTTTAAGTTTTGGTACAACTGTTTTAACCGGAATTACAACCGCTTTTGGAGTTGCCTCAGGGGTTGCGTGGACCATTGCAACGCTTGGAGTTGCTGCTTTAATTGCTGGAATTGTTGCCTTAATTGTTTATTTTGATGATATTAAAAATGCGGTAACCGATTTTTTAGGATTAACAAGCGAGCAAGAAAGGGCAGCAGCAGCAGCAGCGGAACAATACAAAAAACAAGGGGATGCAATCAACTTTGCCCGGGATGCCTATGAAAGATATTCAACAATTGTTGGGGCTTCCTATGACAGAGAAATTAAATTAGCAACGGCAGCGGGAAAAAATACAGTTGAACTTGAAAAAGCAAAAGCAAAAAGTTTTGAGGATTCAACAAATAAATTAATTCTGCAATTACAAGCTCAATTAAAATTAGCTGTTGCTGCAAAAGCAAGTGCTAAGGATCAAATTGCTTTAAGCCGTGAAATTCAGGATTTACAAGGAAAAGTTTTAGATTCAAAAACTGAAACCGCTGCAAAAGAAATTGAAAAAGAAAGAGAAAAAAACGAAAAGATTGCCGAAGAAAATAAAAAGGCGGGAGAAAAAGCGGCAGCGGATAGGAAAAAATATAATGAAACTTTAAAATCTTTAGATGCCGAATTTAATTTAAGTGAGCGCGAAAAGTTAGCGAAAAGTTTTGAAGATAAAGCAGCCGTTTTAATTGGTAATGGAACGAAAGAAGTTCAGCTAAGGGAAAAAATTGAGGCGGATAAGCAAAAGGCACTTTTAAAATTTGATGCTGATCTTAAAAAAATTGAAGATGAAAAAACTCAAACTCGAATTGATAACGAGTTAAATGTTCAGGCTCAATTATTAGCAATTGAAAAAGATACATTAAACAATCGATTAGCAATATTTGAAAATTCATTTGCAGCGCGTAAGGAGGCATTAATAAAAGCGGGTGCAACGGAGGCGGAAATAGAAAGAATTAAACAAGCGGAAATTAAAAAAATAAAAGACGGGTATACTGCCGAGGAATTTAATAATCAAATTGCATCTATAAACGCGCAATTAAAATTAGACCAAGATGCAGTAGATTTAAGTACAAAAACCGAAGCGGAAAAACAAAAAGCAAAATTAGATATTCAAATTGCAAGTTTAGAAAAACAATTAGCGCTAACTAAACAATTTTTAGGTGTTGACGGGATAATTACTGCAGAGGAATTACAAGGGATTCAAGCAATTGAAAACGCTTTAGCGGGTGCAAGAAAAAGTGCTGGAGAATTAAAACCTGAACAAAAAACATTTGGGCAAAGTTTAGGGCTTTCTGATGAAGATATTGCAAAAGCATCTGAGGCCGTTGATGCAATTTCCTCAGGTGTAAACAAAGCTCAGGAAATTGTTAATTTAGGTTTTGAAACCCGATTAAATAATATTGATAAGGCAGCACAGGCAGAAATAGAGGCAATTAATAATTCAACTTTAAGTGAGGAGGAAAAAGCGCAAAGGATAAAAAATATTGATAAGAAAGCGGCGCGTGAAAAATATGAAGTTGAAAAGAAACAATTTGAAACCAATAAGGCATTTTCAATAGTTCAGGCATTAATAGGGGCCGCTGAGGCAATTATTCAAGGCTTTGCTCAGTTAGGGCCAATTGGTGGGGCAATTGCTGCAGTAACTACAGGTATTGCAACGGCGGCTCAAATTGCAGCGATCCAATCACAGAAACCACCAGCGGCACCGGGATTTGCAAGGGGTGTTATTGGGTTAAATGGGCCCGGAACGGAAACAAGTGATTCAATCCCGGCACGCCTTTCAAGGGGTGAATCTGTAATAACAGCAAGCGGGACAGATTTTGCTCAAAGCAATTACCCGGGCTTGCTTGAATTTCTAAATACTCGAAATCGCTTTGCTACAGGCGTTATTAATTTTGGAGGGGGAAATGTACCCTTAACAGTAAATGATTCAACTGAGAGGCTTATTTCGGCTATTTCGGGCATTTCTCCTGTGGTTAAGGTTACAGACATAAACAAAAAACAATCTGATTATTCAGAGGTGCGCGTAAATGGAACAATTTAAAAAAGAAACTCGATTAGAGATTATTAAGCGCCTAAGTGAAACAGGCGAAATAATTTCCCTCTATAAGGCGGGATTAATTGAACCATTTGCAATTAAATATCGAAACATTTATTTTGATGTTGATACTTTCCAGAAGATCGGACAGAGCCGAATGGATGCAATTTATAATGCTGCAAATAAATATAATTGCGGAATTCAAACAATTTACAGAGCAATTAAATGGATGGATGAAAAATGATTTACCATTTAAATGATAAACTTTTAACTTAACTAACTAAATACTTTTACCAAATGAATCATCATATTTATTTGTACGGGGTTATTGGGCAAGACGTTTTTCTAAAAAATGTTATTGAACAATTGGGCTCAGTACACTCAGGGGAAACAGTAACAGCGCATATTCATTCCCCGGGCGGTTTTGTTTCAGAGGGATATGCAATTTATGATTACTTAGTATCACAGGCTAAGCAAATTGGATTTAATCTGGAAACAATTGCAGAGGGTGAATGCAAATCAATTGCAACGGTTATTTTTTTAGCAGCACCTGTTAGAAAGATAACAAGCAATTCTGAATTTATGATCCATAATCCTTGGGGGGCAAATGAGGGGGATGCGGCAAGCATGCAAAAATATGCGTCAATGCTAAAGGAGGAGGAGAAAATGTTAGCAAAGTTTTATTCAAAAAAAATAGGAATTGAAATTTCCGACATTTTAAATTGGATGAAAATTGAAACTTATTATTCCGCAAGTGAAGCGGTTAAAATGGGTTTTGCTACAGAGGTAATTGATACAATGAAAGCAGTTGCCCTATACAAAGAAAACAATTCAAACAATAATTTAATTAATCCAAAAATGAACAAGCCACAATTTAATTTACAAAACTTTAAGGCAATTGCGCAAAGAGCGTTAAAAGCCCTTTCAGGTGAAGCGGTTAAAAATCTCGATGCAATGCTTGAGGATGGTACCGCAATTTTTATTTCAACAGAAGCATCTGAGCCAGCTATTGGTGATGAGGTTTATTTGACTGAAACAGGTGAATATGCACCAGACGGAACGCATACTTTAGACACAGGAATGGTAATTGTTACTGTTGGGGGTTTAATTACAGAAATTAACCCGGTAGCAGCTCAATCTGTTGAGGAATTACAAGCAAGGATTTCAGAACTTGAAACAGCACTTGCTGAAGTTCAACCAATCATTGCAAATTTATCTTCAATTACAGGTGAATTTTCCCCAAGTGCAAAAGCTCAAAGAACTGTTCAAACAGGCCCGGGGCGTGCTGAGGGTGCAAGCAAAACAAAAGCGGTTTCAAGCTTTGATAAATCGCAAATTAAACCAAATCAAAGAGCAAAAAACTAATTCAATTTTTAATTAACATTTAATAAATAAAGAAATGATTTTAAATCCTTCAGATTTGACATTTAATGGTCAAGAGGCAAAAGACATAGGCGAGGCGGTAATTGAAAGTATTTTTGAGAATCCTGCCGTTGCCGATTTAATGACGGTTTATGATGGAATTGTTACAAAAAAACAAATTCCTTTTTTAGGTACTCTTTCAAAAATTACTAAAAAAGATGCTGGCTGTGGATCGGGTGTAAGCTCAAACAATATTCCAATGACTGAAAAGTTTTGGGAGCCTGAAAATCTTAAAATTTGGTTACAACTTTGTGCCGAAGATTTAATTAATTCTTTTTGGGTTTATGCTCAGAAATTGGGAATGGATCGCAGTGATGTAACCGGAACAACAATTGCAAGTTTTGTAGTTGAAAGAATGACTGCTGCAGCTCAGGAAGATTTATTACGCATTATTTGGTTTAATGATAAATCAGCGGAATGGGTTGATGATGGTGGAGTAATTACAGATGGAGTTCCTCTTGCTGATTACAATATTATTGATGGTTTGTGGAAACAAATTTTTGCAGTTGTTACAGGAGACGCGGCACGTAGAGTTGCAATTTCTGAAAATGCGGGAGTTTCTAAAGTTGCTCAATTAAACTTAGCAGCAAACAAAGCATTTTTAACTTTCCAAGCATTAATGACAAAAGCGGATTCACGTTTAAAAAGTGCTCCAGATAAAATCATTATTTGTACAACAACTTTGTTAGAAAATTACGCTACTTACCTTGAATCCCAAGGCAATGATGCGTCTTTTATTCGCATTGAAAATGGTTATTCAACACTCCGTTACAGAAATGTTACAATTTATGGAATGGATTTTTGGGATCGTACAATTCAAGCAGATTTTGACAATGGAACAACCTATGATTTGCCTCACCGCGCACTATTAACAACCAAGATGAATCTTGCTGTTGGTAGTGATAAACTTGCTGATGCAGAAAGTTTCAAAGTTTATTATTCAGAGGATACTGAACTAAATAATTTCAAAGGAAAGTATCGTGTTGATGCAAAACTTTTGCAAGATTATTTAATTCAAGTAGCTTACTAAATTAATATGCGGGGGAATTAATTTTTCCCCGCTTTTTTTCACTAATTAAAAAAATAAAACTATGCCAACAGTAAGTTGTCCCGGTATAAACGCCGATGTTTTTCTTGATTGCACCAAGCCCATTTCGGCAGGTGTAAAAGATATGTTGTATTTGGTAAATTTTGCAGATATAGCTTCAATTGTAGAGGATATTTCAAACCCAAATTTAATTGAAAGTTTTACTCTTTCAGCTGGTGCATTTTTGTATCAATTTGAGGGAAAAAATAATTCAATTGATCCCAAAAGTTCTTTGGTAAAAGCGCGTTATTCAAACACGTTTAACCATGAATGTATGTTTAAAATATTTGATAATGCAAGCAATATTAAGCAGCAATTAGAGTACATGACAAATGTAAAAGTTGTTGCAATTGTTGAGAATAATTACAAAGGATCAACAGGTGAGGTTCCGTTTGAGATTTATGGCTTGCGCTCTGGACTTACAATTAGCGTTCTTGAAAGAATTGTTAACGACCAAGAAACACAGGGAGCTTATAATATTACTTTAAGCAGTTCAGAACAGATTAAGGAGCCTTATTTACCAGCTACTTTATTTGATACTGATTACGCTACTACAAAAGCGTTTATTGAAAGTTTATTTTTCTCTACTCCGTGATTTTAAGCGACTTAAAAATCGCGCTTGATGAATTAAAAAGCCCTTTGCTGCAGTCTCGGAAACAGGATGCAATGCAAAGGGTTTTTGCAATTTATACGGCAGTTACCGGGAGGGAGCCACGCGGCAAAAGATGCTTTCAATGTGCTGTTGATTCTTATTTTGAATTAAAGAAAATTTCAATATCGGGCGAGGGTTGGGATAATTCCGTAAATTTGATTCCAGAATTAAAACAATTTAATAAAAAAGAAATGGGAAATTTAAAGAAATATAAAATGCTTGTTTCAAGGTTTCGAATGTTTGGAAGCCCCGACACAATTACACCCGAAAATGCTACGGATGAAAAGATTGAAAGTATTTTAAAATTAAATCCGCAATTATCAAAGTTTTTTCAATTAATTGAAAAACCAACAAAAAAAGAAATAGTTTCTGAAACTTTGCCTGAATTAATAGAGGAAACAAATTTAGAAACAAAAAATTTTGAAGCTCCAAAACTTGAAAAGATTACAAAAAAAAGAGGCGGGCGTTATTCAAAAAAAACAATTTAATTAAATTATTCTTTTTAAAATGGAACATGGCAGCCGAATAACAATTCCGCGTACTAATAAGCGGTTAATAATTACCTCTTTAAAACAGGAAAAAATCCTTGGTTGGGATTCGGACAATGCCTATCCTCAAAGGATGGTTGATTTAATTGCATGCTCAGGGGTTGCAACAAGGTGCGTAAACCGTTTTAAAAGATTTATTGTTGGCAGAGGTTTTTCTGATCCATTAATTTATAAATCCATTACTAATAAAAATGGGGTTACAATGGATAAACTTTTAAATTTATGCGCTAATGATTACGCTGCCCTGTATGGTTTTGCTGTTCATGTTAAATATAATGGGCTTGGGCAAATAATTGAGAGAAATTACATGCCCTTTCAGGACACTCGATTAGCTTTAAACGGTCAAATAGCTTATTATAATAATTGGGATGGATCAAGCCAAACAAGCAAGTTTAATAGAAATGATATTGTTTACTTAAACCGCTTTGATCCATCAAAAGTAATTGAGGAAATTAATGAGCTTGAGGGGATAAGTTATGCAGAAAAAGTTTCTAAGTACCCCGGGCAAGTTCTTTGGTACTCACAAGCGGGCTTTAATGCTTATCCTGTTGGCTTGGCTGATCCTGTCGCTGAAGATATTGAAACCGACTACCAAGCAAAACTCTATAAAAATAAAAACATTCGAACCTCTTTTACAAGCTCTGGAATGTACATTGATTATGGGGTTTCAGAATCTGAAAATATAAGATTTGAAAAGCAAAGAGTTTTAACAGAGTTTCAAGGCGCGGATGGTGCTGGAAATATAATGTATATTGAAGTTGAACCGGGGCAACAACCCCCAACTTTTACACCTTTTAATGCGGGCTCAGGTGTTGATAATCGCTTTGAATATCATGAAAAATCTGTTGAACAAGCAATTGTAAAATGCTTTGCAATTCCTAACATTTTAGCGGGAGTTTTGCAGCCTGGAAGCTTAGCCACAAGTTCAGAATTAATTGAGGCCTATATTATTTACAATTCAGAAACAGAACCGGATCGAATTGTTTTTGAGGAACAGTTTACAAGATTAATAGGAAAGCGGGTTTCAATTTTGCCTTTAGAACTTAGCACAGGGCAAAAAGCCGATACAGAGGTTTTAACAACTCCAAATGTTTTAGACGCGCCAATAGTAGATGAAACGGTAAATGTTGCAGCAACGGCCCTTAATGGAGCTCAAATTGCCTCATTAAATGAAATCATTGCTAACATAACGGCGGGAATTTATCCGGCAGAAACAGGGCGCGCTATTATTGGGGCCTCTTTTCCTTTCTTAACAAGTGCTCAAATTGATTCAATGCTTAATCCTTTAAGAAAATGACACAAACAATTAAATTAATTTCAATAACAGACATTCAATTGTTTCGAGCAATATCTGAAAATGTTCCAGAATCCCGTCTTGATCCCTATATTTTAGAAGCTCAGGAAATGGATTTATATGAATTGCTTGGAAAGGATTTATATTTAAAACTTTTTACAGAGGTTGCCCCGCCAACATTTCCAGCAACTTATTTTTACCCGGAATTAAAAGAACAATATTCAGGGTTTCTTTGTTATTCGGCTTATGCCCGATTACTTTCTCAAAACCAAACAACAATTACCGCTTACGGAGTTGTTTCAAAAAAAACAGATTTCTCAGATTTAGTTCCGGAGCCAACTTTACAAAGGACAATTCAAGCGGCCAGAGCTTCCGCTCAGGAATATGCAAAAAGATTAATTACTTTTTTAAATGATAATTTAGAAACTTATCCTGAGTGGAAAGGAAGCTGCAATTTTCGTGGTAAAATAAACCATACAGGAACGGCTTATTTAGGTTCTGTTCGTGGTAATAAAAGTATTTTTAAAAGAAATAACTTTTAAATGGACGTTACAATAACTAACTCAGGCGGGAGAATTGAAATAGTTGATCTAAGAAATGATTTAACTAATAATTACAATGTTTTAAAAGACGGTTTGCGCCTTTTAACTATTGGTAATTTAGTTCGAATTACTTTTATTGATAATTCAGTAATTGAAATTAATTATTTTGAGGTTGAATTAATTAATGGTGGCGTTTCTGTTTTACCACGTAATGGATCAGAATTTTTTGATGAATTAAATATTTTATTAGGGGATTACGGAACAGGCGGTTTAGGAACTATTCCAACCTTAGAACAGGTAACTGATGCGGGCAATACAACTAATAATAATATTTCTTTTACAGATGCCGGGTTACTATTTGATAATGGAGCAAAGTTTAAAAAAGGAACAACTGATGGAGGCCTTGGAGGTGCTAAAGGGGTTGCTCAAATTTGCTCAATTGATTATGAGTTAAAATGGGAGGCGGGGCGGCTTTATGTAATGGAGCAGGACGGTTTTACCATTCGTGAGGTGCGCTATACATTCGGAAATATTCCAAATGAATTTGATGATATTGGAAAGGGATATGTTATTAATTCGCGCTGGGTTTTAGATAATGGAAATGTTTATAAATGCACTGATAATACTGATGATAACGCTGTTTGGGAATTAGAAACTTTAGGCGGCGGCGACATGTACAAATCTGTTTATGATACTGACAATGATGGCAGTGTAGATAAATCAGAAACAGTACAAATAATTGTTAGAAATTCAACAGGATCAACATTAACAAAGGGGCAAATTGTTTATTTATCAGGGGCAACAGGAAACCGCCCAAATGCCTTGCTATCAAAGGCAGATTCAGAAGCAACAAGCTCAAAAACTATTGGATGGGTAATTTCTAATATTGCTAATAATTCAGATGGTTGGGTAGGGGTTTCAGGTTCGCAGCATAATTTAGATACGTCAGCTTTAACAGATGGGGCCGCTTTGTGGCTTTCCGCCTCTGTTGCCGGGGGGATTACAGAAACTATTCCTGTACAGCCAAACCATACTGTTTTTATTGGTTATTGCGCTCGATCCCATCCAACCCAAGGGAGAATTGTTTTTAAAATACAAAACGGTTTTGAATTACAAGAGCTCCATAATGTTTTAATTAATTCCGTTGCAAATAATAATGTTTTAACCTATGAAAGCTCTTCGGGTTTATGGAAAAATAAAACAATTGATACGGCTTTAGGATTTACCCCGGTAACGGATGCGCGAACAATTACAACGAATGCGCCTTTAAGCGGTGGCGGATCATTAAATGGAAATTTAACTTTCACAATTTCCGAAGCAACTTATTCGCAAAGCGGTTATTTAAATTCAACAGATTGGAATATTTTTAATAATAAGGCATTAAATTATAAATCAACTTTAGATACTGCGGGTTATTCGGGAATTACTAATACTGCGGTTTATACGCAATTAATCCCGGCAAATAAATTTGCGAACGGGGATATAATTAGAGTTACTTATCGAACAAAAAAAACGGGTGGAAATGGAACGCAAACATTAAGAATTTATGTTAATTCTGCAGCAAGTTTAAGTGGCTCTCCTATTTTAATTGCAACTTATACGAATGCGGGTGCAATTACATTTTTAACAAATCAAATTCAACGGCATTTAGTAATTAAAAGTAATACAAATAATACTGAAATGTTTTTATCCGCGGGTGCTGCGCTTGCATCTGATTTTGGTTTATATAATTCATTAACGAACGCGGTAATAGATTGGACTTTAAATAGATATTTTGTTTTTGCAATCCAACAAACAAGCGCAACTGATGTTAATTATGGATCAATGTTTTTAATTGAAAGATTATGAGAAATATTGAAATTGAAAATAATATAATTAGGATTTATTCAGATGAATTAATTATTTCTGAATTAATTAATGTCGAAAATGTGGATGAAATTTCAGTTCACGTTAACACGCTTTCGGGAACTTATTTAATCCAATTAAATGAATTTACTTTTAACGGAATTACATTTAATAATTTTAACGAATTAAACTTTTATTTAAATGAAAATTAGCCAAACAGGAATTGATTTAATTAAGGGTTTTGAGGGATTAAAATTAGAAGCATATTTATGCAGTTCAAAAATTGCAACAATTGGTTTTGGAAGCACTTTTTATCCTGATAAAACCCCGGTTAAAATGGGAGATAAATTAAAAGATATTAAGCAAGCCGAAGAACTTTTTAAAATTACTTTGCAAACTTTTGAAAGCAGCGTTAATGGATTGTTTTATAATGTAGTTTTAAAACAAAATCAATTTGATGCGCTTGTTTCCTTTGCTTATAATGTCGGGCCAAGTGCTTTGGCAAGTTCAACATTATTTAAAAAAGCAAAAGTAAATCCAAATGATAAAACAATTGCTTTAGAATTTGCAAAATGGAATCTTTCAGGAGGGAAAAAATCAAAGGGATTAATACGCCGCAGAAAAGCTGAAAGTGATTTGTATTTTATGTAATTAAAAATGCAAAAAGTAATAAACCCAATTGCGATTTAATCGTAAATGGATTTATGAAAAACTTAATTTTATTATTTGCTATTTTAACTTTTGCAAGCTCCGCAATTGCTCAGTGTGATTCAGCCAAGGCTGTTAAATCATTTTGGGGATTTCCCTCTTTTAATTCATTAAATAATACTGGACAGTGTATTTCAGCTAATATTACTGATACAACTATTTGCGTAAAAGTTAAAAAGATTTTAGCCACTCAGCAGGCCCGCTTTAGTTACTCAAGCCCGTTTGGCAGTCCTTTAATTGTAAATGAGATCAGGCAATATAATTCCGATTGTATTTTTATTGGATATGGAAATTTAATTGATGCTGGAATTGATTCGGTTGTAATTTGTTATGATATTTCGTCAGAATTAATTGATAATTTTTGCCCTTACGCATTAATTATTTCTCCTTTAGCGGTTGAATTTTGTGGGCTTTCTGCTGTAATGGGTGCAGAGTTTTTAAATGTTGAGTTTAAAACCTGTTCAAATACCAATACGGATCGATTTGAGCTTATAATTTCAAAGGATTTAATCCAATGGAATATTGCAGAAACAATTCAACCACAAATCGAAAACAATTCCAACGAAAGCATCTACAGGATTAATACAAATAATTTTGAAAATGGAATTAATTACTTAGCAATAAGGGAAATTGATTTAAACGGAAATGAAACCATTTCTGAAATTGCATACTTTGAATGCAGGAACAAAAAAGAAACAATTAAAAGCTATTTTGATTTATTAGGCCGCTCTGTTTCCGGGGATTCACCTTTTAAAATAGTTAGAAATGATTGAGCCACGAAAAGTTAGGAATATTTTAAATATTGTTTTTGAATATTGGAATTATTGTGTTGGCTCTATGGCAATAATTACAGGGTTTTGGCTATTCTTTTTAAAACAAATAGACAAAGAAACATTTGCTTATATTATTGGCGCTGTAATAACTTTAAAATGGGTATGGAAGCCAAAGGAAAAGGAGGCTAAAAATGATTAATAATAATTTAGATACACTGGTTACTTATTCGCTTGATCCAGTTTGCGTAATAGGAGAATTTTGTAAAATTCATAAATACAAGCACATTGAAATAATAAGCAAATATGGAAAAGTAACTGAAATGCAAACTAATTACTTAAATGAAAATTTTGATTTAAAAAATAATTACTTTATTTCGGAATCGGGGCAAATCTTTTTTGCTGAAAAAGAAACAACCGCTATTAATTATAATTTTGTAATCCCAAAAGCCGTTATTCGCTTTTCAGATACTTTAAAATTAAATGATTTGCAATACTTAAAACAAGGCGATACAAGAAGCGCAAATGAATTAATAGTATTACACCCACAAAAACAAAAGATAGTTCAGCAGAGCTGCTTAAATGAGGTTGTTTACGGCTTTGAATTTACTTTTATGCTCCTTTGCAGTTTAGTTTATTTAATTAATTCTTTTGGAAGATGGTTTTCAATGGTTTCAAAAATTAAGTTTGCATTAAAATCGTAAACAAACAATCCTTAATTAATTTATTTTGCGGCTTTATTTTCGGGTAAATGTCAACAAGGTATATTCTTAAAAATTCAATTGATTTGTTTTATTTAGTAACTGATGAAAATGGAGTTATTATTGGGAGCAATGATTTATTCAAAGAATATTCAAGCCACATTAAACCCAAAAATGTTTCTGAAATTGTTTCAGATAGTTCTGATCTAAGTGAATTTGTTGATTCGGTTAATTTAGCAAAAGAGCGGGGCCCGCTTCCAGTTAGATTTTACGCAAAAACAAAACAAAAAAATGGATCAATGCGCTGGAATTTATGGAACATTTATTTTATTCTAAATTCTTTGCATTTTGTTGGGCTTCCTATTACTGACGTTACCTCTATAACCTCACATGAATATGAAAAGCAAAAACAACTTTTGGAGGATTTCAGATTTATGCTAAGCCATGAATTAAGACAGCCCTTAACAAGTATTGCGGGCCTTGTTAAAATGTTAATTGAAAAAGACTTTTCAAATACTGAGGAGGAGGATATTAAATTGCTTGAAATGCTTAATTTATCTGTTGAGCAACTTGACAAAAGTATTTTTAATTTAGTAAAAAAAGCAACAAGGCAAATTTGACAAAATGAATACAGAAACATTTCTACCAAAAACTGATGCTGAGGCTGATGAGAGATTAATAAAAGTAATTTCAAATTATGTTTTAGAAAAGGAAATGCCACTTAGTTTTGCTAAAAATGTTTTAGAAAATAATCTTAGAAACAAAGCTGAGTTTTCTAAATTTTGGATTCAACTGTTATTAATAACTCAAGCAAATGTTTAAAGGAATAAATTTTATTTTAGTTTTTATAATTGTTTGTCTGGTTATTATTTTATTTCGCAGTTGTGATTTAAATAGGGAATATATTTTAGAACTAAAAAAACAGGATTCTGAAATTAAATATTTTAAAACTTCAAAGCTTCAGGATTCAAGTTTTATTTATACTCAAAATTTAAATATTAAAATAAAGGATGCCGAGTTAATAAAAAACGAGCAAGAAATTTTTGCGCTCCGGGTAATGAATATAAAAAAGCCTAAAGAGATTATTCAATTTAAAACCCGCTATATTTTAAAAACCGAAATACCGATCTCAGAAATTAAGCAAATAGATTCAACAAAATATCTTCGGGTTCCGGTTGCATTTTCAAAATCAGAAAGATGGTTTTCTATAGATGGGCAAATAAACGCCTCAGGAGCTCTTTTAATAGATTCATTAATAAGTAATGGGCAATTTACCTATTCATTAGGAGATACCCTTAGAAAAGGCTTTATTAATAAAATGCTTAGAAAATCGGATCAGGTTGTAAGGCTTCATATTGACAATCCAAACATCCAGCTTGAGGGAATGAGCAATATTTATATTAAGGATCGCAAAAAATGGTTTGAAACAACGGCCTTTAAAATTGCTTTCGGGGCTTTCCTTGGATTTGGCATTGCTTCGGCAAAATAATTTTCTCAGTATTTATAGGGGTTTTAAAAGAAAATAAAAAATATTTTCAATGCTTTGCATTTCGTATGGTAGAAAAACTCTATCTTTGACAAACAAAAGAAAACCACTACAGAAATGAACACTATAAAAAACTCTTTAGGATTAAGAAACAGCGTTGATATTTTTAATAATAGAGAAAATGCTTTTGGATGGGCAAGTATGTCAATTAAACTTCAGGTTGTAATGCTTGGGGATAACGGAAAATTTTGGGTAGTTTGTTTTTCAGATGCTCAGAAATTATCTAAAATAGGATACGAAATTGCACAATAATATAATTCAATTTTTTAAATAAATAAACTAAAAACAACCCCTTTAAACAAAACCAAAATGAGAAAATTCCCAAAGTACACGCAAAACTTAGCTCACGATTTTCAATTTATTTACTCTTATAATACAAAGGTTGCTGAAATAACCTCTGATGGAGTTATTAAATTAGGCTATTGGAGCCAAACAACCTCTAAGCATATTAATTATGCTGCAAGACAATTAAATTTATCTGTAAAATAATTAATTAGGGCGGGTAAAACCGCCCATAAAACCCTGATCTAATGAAAAAATTAAATTTAGAAAGGCATGAAACTATTATGTTTTTACTTTCTAACTATTGCGAAAGAAATATAAAAGGATTAGAGATTGCTGAGGAGTTGAAAATGCTTCTAATGATTATTGAAACAGAGCAAACTAAAAATAATTTAGATTTTCAATACGTAAATTCAAAGGAGTTTATTGAAATGGCTTCTTTAATTGATAGCATAAAAATTAATTTAATAAAATTTATAACAGCTCTTTAAGAAATGAAAAACAAAACTCTAAATCTAATAATTGAAAACTATAAGGAGCAATTATTTGAATTAATGAAATTTGACTTTTTAACAAGGGAACAGGAAAGCGAAAAACAAAATCTAATTAAGGCCCTTGAAGATTTAATAAATGCACGCGTAATATTTGAGCACTTTTATGAATCCAATTAAATACGATCTTAAAAAATTAAATGAGGCGGTTAAGTATTATTTTAGAAAGCAAGGAGCAGAAACAGTTGTTAATATTTCTGAAATTTTCCGCGTTCCTGTTGGAACATTAAATGTTTACATTTCAAAAGAACTTAAAAGAAAACAATTTTTAAAAATGAAAAATAGAAGCATAATTTTTTTAGGGCGAATGGTAACTGTTAATTATCATTATGAATTTTTCCCCGGTTTAATGTCGCATCCAGATTCTTTTGAATTTGAATTTGGATCAGTAATTTATAAAGGGCGAAACATTACCTATTTACTTTCAATTGAAAGCTTAAATGAAATTGAAACAATGATTTTAGAGCTTGAGGATTACGACGGGTCGGAGGATGATGGCCCCGATCCTGATAGGTATTATGACATGAGGAGGGATAACGAAATATGAAAACAGAAAACGGAATGCGGATAAGAAAGTTAAGGAGGAAATTAGATATTACACAGGATGAAATAGGAAAGGCAATTGGCTTGCAAAGTGGAAAATATATTTCCCACATTGAAAGCGGGTTTCGGAACTGCTCTAATGATTATGCTGAGGTAATAATTAATGCCTTAAATAAACTTAAATCTAAAAAATCAAAGTAATGGACGCAATTAATATTTTAATCTATTCAGGAGCGGCAATTACAATTGCAGTTCAGTCAATTCAAAACAATTACCTCAACAAAAAAAATTCAAAACTTAAAACAATGGAATCAAATCTATTTTTAGAAAATGCCGAGCTAAAGAGGCACAGGGCGCATTTAAACAATGTAATTAGCGAACAAGCGGAAACAATTTCAGATTTGCGGGCACAGGTAGAAAACCAATTTATTAATGTAGATTATTTAAAATTGATCTTAGCAAAATATCAAAAATTAAATAATGAGCTCTGCGATAAAATTGATACTTTAATTGACAAGAGGAAATTTAACGGTAAGCAAAAAAAAGAAAGTACAAACAAAGCACAAAAACCAATTTACGAATTCAAAACTAAAACAAACTAAAAATGGAAATTCAAGGAACTTTGATTAAGATTCAAGCAATTGAATCAGGACAGAAAAACGGCGGCGGGGAATGGAGCAGCCAAACAATTATTGTTGAACAGGAGGGGCAATATCCAAAGCCCGTAGCA